CCAAGAGGCTGAAAGTTAAACGAGATATTCCACAGACCTGCTGTTGTGCAAGTAAAGTAGATGTACGAGCCAATGCTGAACAAGTTTGTTGTTGCGCTTGCAGGAGTATACTTCAACAAAGTTTCACCCGAAGTAGACGTATCAAACACAACTGCGCTGCTTGTACGGCTTTCGATAACGCTGCCTGTTTCATAAGCATCACTACCCGCACAATCAAAGCTCAAGAAAGCAGTGCCGCCAGTAGTGTCTACTGACTGAGCGTGTACAACAACAACACCTGCTGTCGCTGCTGGCAGAGTAGTGATTTGCTGTGCGCCACCAGTGAATGGGTTGACGTTAATTCCAGCAACGTAAGTAACAGTGGCTCCTGTAGCTTTAGCAGTTACAGCTAGACCGTTTAGCGAGGGGTTTACACCACCAGACAAGATAGACCCAAGTACCGTAAGGTCGCCGCCTACAGAAGCGTTCGTTCCATATGTGGAATTTGTGGTATCCGTGCCCGTTGTGGCATTAGTTGTGATGTCTTGAAAGCCGTTTTGCGAACGCACTGGTCCGCTAAAAGTAGAATTACCCATGGGAATCTCCTGTCTGGGTTAAGTCAGCCGCCCAATGCGACTGTCAGGGATGCCCAAACAGTACAATAGATTTTTACAAAAAGAAAGAGGCGATCCGAAGACCGCCTCAATCTAACAAGTGCAATGTGTCTTACGCTCCAGGGGAGCCAAACACACAACGTGGGTCACTAAAGCCGAAGCTATAACGCTCACGAGCCTTGAAGCGCATGTTACCTGTGTCGAAATCAGCTTCCATGTTAGTGGAAAGCGGAGTCCGCTCAAAGTGAACAAAGCCACGAGGCGCATCAGTCTTGAGGAAAAACGCATCTGGATCAGTAAGGAAGTCGTTGACGGCATAACCATCAGGCAACATTCCCATTGAACGGATTGCGTTAGTGTCGTTGTCAGCAGTACTAGTGCGGAGGTTGGAGACCATCAGGCGCTCTGCAACGAATTGCAATTGCCGTGGGATCATCAACTTCATGCCGCGAAGAGCAACCTTCAAGCCACGTTCGTCAACATAACCAGCAATGTTGATCAGAGCGTCTTCCAAAGAAGTTTCGTTCAGATCAGCAGGAGTTGATGGTTCGTTAGCGAAAGTTCCACCGTTTGTAAGCGGGTGATCAGTGGCGCAAAGTGCAACACCGTCTCCGCCAGCAGTTGCACCAGCGGCGAACGCATTGTTCAATACCGCAGCGGCTTTAACCTGCTTAGAGTGGGCCATTGAGCGAGCGAGAGCGCGTGTGTAACGACTGCCGAGGCGGTCATACAAGTTGTCCTCGATTGCTTCCTCAGTAATTGAGAAGGCAAGCGCAACGGTTTCGTGGTTGTAACGAGCTGTGTATGCTTCGTTAGCATCGTCAAAGTTGACAGCGGAACCTTCAGACTTAGTAGGTGCCGAGCCAAATCCAGATAGCATAACTTCCTCCTCGAACGCTCTGTCCGATGATTCAGTTGTATACAGCTCTGAATGTTGGTTTTCGTAGCGATCGTACTCCATACCAAACAAGGCGTTGAGACCTGGTTCAAGCTCTTTCGCTAATTGTGCGCGTGAAATAGCCATGTTTTAGACCCCCTTATACGCCGGTCGTAGCAACAGTACCCGCTGCAATGGAACCAGTAGGCGCATTGAAGTGGTTGTTGATACGAACGATTAATGGAATACCAGCGACAGTGAAATCCGAATTGTCTGGGTCATCTTGTATGCCCATAACACGGAGTGCCAAAGTGTTGGTAGCTGCGACTGTATTTAAATCTGCGGTTGCAGAAGAAATACCAGTAGTTGTAGAACCACTGTTGCCTGTTGCAAACGCGATGTTTGCGAACACAGATGTAAGAATTTCCGCTTCAGTGTTCTGACCAGCCACAACATTAGATGTTGCAATGGTGAACAGTTGATTTGGATCGTCATACAAAAAGGCTTTGACAGGGAAATTAGAATCCGCGCCAGAACCGGGCCATTGGTTTGCCCGAATAACTTCACCTGTAGTAGATGAAACATACTCACAGCCATAGAACACACCCACAATACTGACATTACCACCAGCCGCAGCTTGTAGATCGTCAATGACGCCCGCAGCCAACGGAATAACCGCCATGCCTTGGAACATTGGATTGGAGTTGTCAGAAGCTATGCGATATTCAGATAGACCAGTAGAGTTGGTCGATTGACCAATTTTACCAATGGGACGTAGCCCAAAGGATCCGTTAGAATTTGCCATAATAGCACCTCAAAGTTACTTGGAGTCTCCTCGCGAGCCTCCAAAGGATACACGACTTTGCCGATTATTAGAAATCGGCATCGAAGGATGTTGGTCCTTCATTAGGTCCTGGTCAACTGCTACCATCTGTTCGCGGGTCCGGTTCCCGTAATACGCGGATCGTTCTTGGGCGGTCTCTACAGGTATTCGGCACAGCATCAATCCACCTTGTCCGATAACCCCTTCGTATCGACCTTCGTCAATAGTGGGAGCTTCATAGTCTGGATACTCGTCCTTACGGACAGGTTCCCATCCTTCGCGTAGCTTGGTGTTGACATTCATTTTGTCTTCTTCACCACGCATTGCGACTCGAATCCAACGATGCACATAGCCTGGAGGGGCTACAGGTGCTTCAAGGCGACTGGGCGGAGCCCATGGTTTACGGCGCGTTTCTGTTTCGCGGGTAGCGCTCTCGCGCGGTTTTCTATCAGTCATTCTATCAATCCTTCACATATTTTGCATATTCTTCAAGCGGGACGTTTAACCGTTTTGCCATCGCAATTTGTGATGGTGAGAGTTTCACCGACCTGCGCCCTGTTTTTGCTGTACTGCGGGTAGCTGAAGCGCCAGCAGGTGCGACCTGTGCTCCACCCGATTTCTTCGCGGCTTGGAATTTGTGTGGAAATTCCACGCGCATGCGTTTGTCTACTTCACTATAGTAGTCATTTGCAGTCGGGTCAATTCCTTCTTCCTCAACTAATTTACGATGTATGCCAAAAGCAGCATATGTCATAACCTCGTCGTTTCCAAACCAATCGTTCTTCTCTGCCCACGCTTCGGCTTTGGGATCGGGCTTTGCCGCAGGAGTTTGCGGAACTTGTTGTTGTGGAACAACAGGTTGCTGGGCTTGAACAGGCTGGGCCTGCTCCGATCTTTGTTTAGCTAAACGTAAGCGTTCGTTCTCGATAGACATGTTTGATAAGGCTTCTTGAGCCTCTAACATTTTATCGGTGTCACCGCTGTCGTGGGCCTCACGGTACAACTTTTTAGCTGAAGCAACCTGAGTTTCAAGCCGTGTGCCGTATTCTGCAAGGTAGCCCTTGTCTAAATTCTGCATGCGGCTTTTAAGGTTTTGGTTCTCATTCAACAGTTGTTGTGCCATTCGCACCGCTTCTTCCCGATCCCGTTCTTCTTTACGGTATTTCTCGGTCAGCTTTTTAATGCGGGTTTGAACTTTGTTACTGTAGCTATCCAACTCATCTTCTGAGCCAGACGCCTTTTCTTCTTTTGAATCAGAAGGTTCAGTTTCGATTTCGATTTCAGTTCCAGCTTCCGCCTTTACTTCTACCTCTACCTCTACTCCCTCATCTTCGTCTTCAATGACTTCTTCATTTTCTTGAGACATAGTTTTCTCCTAGACCTGCTTAATGTCATCAGGTTCAAGAATAGTAGCGATAACTTCGTCATCGTTAATGATGCGAACTTCTCCACCGTCAATCTTGAAACGTGATCCCGAATATCTACCGATACAAACCCATTGGCCTTCTTCGCACCAAGGTTCTGCATCCTGTCCAAACTTGCCTGGGTCTTTGTATGCCAAAGGCCCGATCTTGAGAACGTAAGCCACAACAGTAGCTACAGCCTCACGAGCTCGAATCTCATCTGGGATATGTAAACCACCCTGCGTCTTGGTTGCACCTTGATAAGGCATCACCAACAAGCGCCAGCCCGTGGGCTGCGGTAGTCGTTCCAAAAGGGGTTTCTCTAGTAGAGAAGGGTCTAACACCTTCTCGGTGGCGTCCACATATGCGCTATTCACATCGGACGAGTCAGCCGGAGCCTTCTCTTTGTCCTTGTTCATTTTCTGCGCAACGTGATCAGGAAGATATAAGGTCTTCGACATCGTCTGCGTTTCTCTCCAGCAGGGCTTTTATTTCCTCACGGGCGTAGGTCAGGCCCCGTATCTCACCTACCATGAGTTTGTAATGCTCCCAGTCTTTGGCAGCATCATGTGCGAGAGAACTTGCAATATCTTGTTCGCGCTCTCGTAGTAGCTTATACATGTATGTCGAGAAGTCCACAAGGTCCATTAAAGTTTATCCTCTTCAGAGCTGTCGTGGTACAAGTTATCAAACACCCGATTAACATCCAGCGTATAGTCCAAATCTGACTTAGAATAGTGAATGTGTTGAGACGGCCTAAAGTCTGGCGCACCTTCTCCAGTTTCAAACCAAGCTGGGTGCGTAACTCTTACCCTGTTGTTAGGCAAAGCAACGATGTTTCCAGTGTATGGGCCAGCATCGAGCAGCTCTAAAACGTGACTCTGCTTATGCTGCGCAGGGTCATCCGCAATTTCGCTGTCAGTGTAATCCACAGTAAACATATACTTAGCCGGATAGAACTCGCTCTCCACCTTCGCCATCCAAGGGCAAGGTGTAGTTCTGTCCATCTGGTACACAGCGTGTGTACGGGACGAGCAGTCCCAAGGTTGCGCTGCGTGAACAGGCATAGGTTCCGGCCACTCTTCAAATGGAGTGTCCCCTACTAACGCTGTAATGGGCATTCTCGCCCACATAGCTCCGCCATGGACATTAGGTATACCCTCGATGTCCGCTTCGCAGCCAGTGAAAATCACCTGAAAACTCAGGCATCTGTTCGGCATGGTGGTGACGCCAATCGCCATCGCATGTAAAAACTCTCCGTGGTACGCAGTATGGTTGTGTGTGTACTCACGCCGCACCCAGCACTTAAAGTGCGGGATGTTACTTTGTAGAAAGGCCATTAATAGGTGACTATCGCTTTTCCTGAAGAACGAGCCGCGCCGAAACCTGCGCCGCCCATAGCCGCGCCTTTGGACTTGATACTGCCACCCAATGCGTAACCTTTGGATTTAATCTTACCACCCATAGCCATGCCCTTGGATTTAACTTTGCCGCCCATGGCCATACCTTTAGCTTTGACCTTGCCGCCCATTGCCATACCTTTGGCTTTGACCTTGCCGCCCATTGCCATACCTTTGGCTTTGACGCGGCCACCTTTAGCCATCTTGCCTACGCCATCCATGGCGAACTTAGGAACCTGCTTACCAGTTTTGGGGTCTTTGCCCATTGGCATCACAGCGCCGCCCAATGCCATACCCTTGGCTTTGATCTTGCCGCCCATTGCCATACCCTTTTTCTTCTTCATCGTACTCTCCTAAATCATAAGTTCAAAGTGTGGTCCGTCTATAAACGGTCTGCGTTTTTGCATTCTACGCTCATCAATGTACTCGTTCATTGCATCTTCCATCGTGCCGCCTCGATAATGTGCGATATTTGGCACAGTCCAAGCAGCACCCCAACGAAGGGGCACATCAATTTCGCGAGCCGCTTCAGCCATAGCAGCAGCAATATCGTCATAAAGATTTAATTCCCAGGACGACCTTGAGCCAATATATGCCATAAGATCCACGGCAAGTCCATCAAGGTGTTTGGATTTCATCGTCTGTGACGCGCCCTTTGCCACAAGGTCTTCTTGTTCTTTGTGGGTTCGCATCCCACAGATCACACCAAAATCTATTTTTGTATGGTGGATTGCGGATTTTACTACGGAAACAAGTCGTTCGTCTACACCGATAAGCCTGTCTAGGCTTCGTGCTGATAGTTTAAAGGTCATTTCTTTTTTCCTTTTTTCTTGGAACTTTTACCCAGTACACTTCCCGTAACGCCTGTAACATTAACATTAGTGCTTTTGTGATATAGCACACCCGTTAGTTTGTATTTGATCCTATAGTATAAGTTTACAAACATCTTCATACCTTAACCTCCAAGCAAGCAACGGCGATTCCGTTGTGTGTTACCATAATCTCTGCGTGTTTTCTATTCTTTTCGCATTCAACATTACTTCCGTACACCGCTAGTTGGAAATACTCTACGGGTTGCCCCGAGATTAACTGCATCCAAACCAGCACCCACACTACTTCGTTAGCCCTTTTTGTTTCTCGAATGTCCTCAATCCGCCAATGCCGAGCATACCTAGTAGCACTGTCATAAGGCTACCCATGTCAAACTCAGGCAATGGTGGTATTGCTGCACCAGAAAGTGTCACTACAAATATAATTAGTGGGCAGAGGATGAAGTGGTACAGTAAAGCAAATCCACAGATCCACCCCACGAAAGGTCGCCAGCCGCCCTTGAACAAGCTACCGGACGCCGCTTCAGCCTTGTTGATCTCCAACTGAGCAAGCAACGCCTGCTGGGCATGGGTATCGGACATGGTCGCTATCTCATGGGCCAGCTTGGCTTTCATGTCAGAGTCAGGGATTACCTTGTCTAAGATCCCCGATACAGGCCCAATTAAAGAAGCAATTAAACTCATTTCTTCTTTTTCTTCAACACTGTCGTTAATGTCTTAGCTTGACCAGCATGTAGCTTGGATGCTTTCTTTAAACCCTTTATAACTTTTTTAATTTTCTTGTCCGACATTACCTATCTCCCTGTTCTTTGTCATACGATATAGAAGTCTTTTTGTTTTCAGATTTAGCGGAATAGGCGTTGAAGCCCATAAACGCCGCAACAACTCCAGATGCCGCAATTACATATACACTAGCTATATCTGTAATAAGTGAGGCCGCTTTGTCAAATCCCAATACAGAAGCCAACAGAATAATGAATGGGTAGACTAACATCCCCATCAAAGCCAATCCTGTAAACCTGCGCTCTGCGTTGCGTTTTAAATCTTGGTCCGCAATTTCAAGTTTGCGATCCTCAAGTTCAAGTTTATTCCACATAGTTCGGAACTCTGCACGATCGATGGAGCCATTGGAATCAAGATCTGCTTTATCAAAATCTGTCATTTTGTCTCCTCGCGTACTGCGTTGCGATGTTTCTATCTATAGTTATTATAACAACCTTTTCGTGTTTGTCATATACAACGTATTTTTTACCTCTTTGTATCATCACCACTTGCCTTGAGACTTCCCTACAAAATAAACCACAACACCCGCTATTCCAAGTCCGATGATAGTAATTACAGTTATAACTATACCGTTAATTAAATTGTCTATAAACTCTTGGCGTTCATACACCAGCGCCCTTTGCCGCTTTCTCTGTTCGGCCTCAATTTTTACAATTTCTTTCCAAGCCGAAGGCCCATACGTCCAAGATATATGGTTTTTTAATTCGGTTCTGTGTTGCTCTAATTTCTTTTTGGCAGACCAAATGTCGAGAGCCGTAGCCTCGGTATTGGAAAACAACTTATGATAAAGCGATGGCTTTTGTGACTTCTTCTCAAGGAAGTCTATGTCGCTTGAAGCCTTGGCAAACTGAGAGATAGCGCCAGTAAAGCTACTAATCTCCTTACCGACTTCAACGGCTTTCTTTATGCCTTTGTAGGCGCTAGTCGCCAAAGCGATTGCTGAAACAGGATCTAACATAACTTTAAGGGGCCCTTGGTGTTCTTAGTTATTCCCCGTTTTAAGTAGCGTTCCTCTGTTCTGACGCTTGCCGCTGAACGTCGATGCGTTCGCGATTAACATCGCTGCGCTCGTCTGCGATCTGCTCCTGAAGCTCTAGCCTAGCTGAATCAGTGACGGCACGTTGCTCAATCTTCATGCCTTCAAGTTCTAATTTAGCTTGATCAATCGCCAACTTATGCTGGGCTTCCATTTCTTTAATGGAAAGTTCCTGCATCCGAATGTCAACTAGAGGGTCTTTATCTTCCGCGTCTGCGCCTTTGTAGGTCATCAACGGTGCGATTTCTTTAAGAAGTTCAGCCTCGATCTGAGCAACCCGTGCCTCGATCTGATCAGGTTCGAACTGTGGAGGAGGCGGAGCCTGCTGCTGCTGTTGCTCCATCGCCATCTGTTGCGCACTTGCAGGGTCAATTGCCCCAGTTTGCACTAGAAGTTGAAGCTGTTGCTGTTGTTGTTGCTGCGACTGCTGCCCCTCGATAGCCTCTTCGTTTAGGGCCTTTAACTCTTCATCAACCATTTCACGCGCTTTCATGCTGACATGCTGGAAGATATGACTAAACAATACCGCCAATACAGCCGGTGCATCCTGGAGAACCGAGAACTCAAGCAACGCCAGGTGCGCTTGAATGTGAGCTTCATGGTCCTGTTGTGGAGCGGGCGCGGGCGATTGACCGTTAAGCATTGCACCGTTCTCTACCGCTGGGTCCTGTGGAGGAGGCGGTGGTGGGGGCGGTGGCAGGATCTCGTCAATGTTCTGCACCTCTAATGCTAAATACATCCGCCGATAGGCTGCATGTAAGTTATGCATTTGCGGGTTCGACTGGGCCAGTTGAAGTTGAGTCTGAGCCAGAGTCACACGCTGTGCCATCGAAAAGATGTTCGGATCAGAGACGGGGAGGACGTCGATCCGACCATCAAAGTCTTGCGTCTTAACCGCAGCAGGAGCGCCTGCAACCTCATAAGGATACTCAGGAGGTAGGTTTTCAGCGAAGATACGAGCTAGAAGCCTGAACTCAGACTTCTGCGCGTAGTGCAGGCGTTTGTGAATCGCGGACATAACCTTTGTCCCACGCTCTAGCATAGCAACCGTAGTTCCTACAGGCGTTTCTTGATTCATATCGGACATCTGCTGATCGGCTAATGCAGTGAACCTGCGCCCATCACTAACCAGCCCACCAAGCATTTGGGCCAGAGTAGCTGACGGCTCCTTGTACGGAAGCGGAACAATAGAGTCCTTAATGCTTCCTCCAGGGGCGTCGATGTCCCTCCACTCTCCAGGTTGTAGTGGCTCGTCAGAGTTGCGTACACGCACTCCACGGGCCTTAAAACCGGCAGGGAGGTTGGCTAGGGTTCCAGCGTCGATAAGCTGTCGTAGGATGCTGGTAGCGGCTCTCCCGAGACCGCCAATCATATGGATTAGACCAAAGCCGTAAAAGCCCAATCCTGGGGTAAACTTGTAGTGCACAAAGAACTGCCGTTTGCGCTGCAACGGATCTTCCATGTCATAGTTGCGACGAATAGAAAGTATGCGCCCAGAGCTCTGGTCAAGGGTAACGATGTAAGGAAGACGAATGCCAGTAGGCTCGCCCGTTGCCTCATCCATATCCTCAAAGCCTTCGATGTCCAGATCAGCATGCATCTCGAGGATGGTCATTACATCGTCGCTGTAGTTCTTGGATAAGCCCTGTAGTTCGTTGACCTTCTGCTCTACGGCATCTTCTTCGTTGTCGCTCGAAGCCTGCAACTCTACGTCACGGTAAACACCAGCAACCTGCATCTTACGGACTTCGTTCTCGTCCATACGCAACACATGTGTCACACGGTTAGCCGTCATTAAATCACTGGCAGAGTAAGGTACAACCAAGTCCTGCGCCGGAATAAACTTAGATACTGCCCGTTGTTTGGTAGGATCGAAGTATACCTTCTTGAACGTAGACCCGCTCAACGGGAGATAATACAGAAGCTGGTCCATATCTGGATCGTACTCTTCCATGATCTCCGTGATCTGGTAGTTCATAAAGTTCTGTACGCGCGTAGCCTGTGCCTCGCGCTCTGGGCTAGTTGCCCCCAATACGCCAGTTTTAACTGGGCCACCGGATGGCAGTAACTCTTTATATGCCTGCGCTTGGAACTGAGTTACACTCTCCGCAACTAACGGGTGCGTAATACCAGAAGCACCTTGGAATGGTGTTGACCGGTCCTCAGTCTTAATACCTAGAAGATCTAGTCCGTTAACGTATGCATCTTCCCACTCGGATCGTGATTCTAGGTCCTCGTCGTATAAACCACGCAGTTCGCTAGATAGCTCCCCTAGAGTTCCGTCATCCAGAAACTCGGATAGGTTAGCGTCAAACGGAATTAATTCTTCTTGCGAAGGTAGATCGCCCTGCCCAGCCATTAAAGCCTGAACAATCGCTCCGCCTTCTCCGTCCTCAATAACTTCAGCCCCATTCGGAAACTCCATCGGTACATCAATGGGTATTTCTACATCGGGGAGCCCTGCGGTATCGGCTAGGTCTAAGCCTGGTGCGACCATGTTAGGTGGTAATGCCATCAATAATACTCCCGTTTACGGGGCCTCCATTCTAGTTCGTCTTCCTCTTCGCCGACTAGGGAGATGAACCCTCCCTGCCTAAAGCGCATAAGTGCTAACGTCATACTATCACAAAAGTCATCGTTCTCGCCATTAGGAAATGAAACTACTTCCTCAATAACTTCATCCGCAAACTTTTCATGCATTGGTGCCCACACCATACCAGCTTCGAACAACGGAGCAACCATGTGCATACGACTTACCTTATCAGTTCCTTTGCCTGGAGAAAAGCCCAATGCTGGAATACCTCGAAGACGGAGCTCATCAATCAAAGGTGTACCAGTAGCTTTGGCCTCCACCAGTACCATATCAGGTTCCCAATACTCATGCTCTTCATACGCAATTTCTTTCAACTCAGGGAAGTTCCAACGCCCACGGCGGGCATCCAACAGAACAACATTGTCTGGTCCTCCCTCAGAAGGTTTGAATATTCCCCACGTTGTAATAGCCGAGTAGTCGGCGCTTTGCTTTTTGGAGAACGCGGTGTCGTAAGACTGAATAATGTAACTGAGAGACGGTATCTTCTCCTTCTCCCAGTCCTGCCACCACTGCCTTTTGATGATTGCAGACTCAGAAGACGTCGGTTGTTGCTGCCACTGGGCATTCCACTTGCCTACCGGAAGGTCAGCTTTAATAGATAATAGGGCCGCTTTGTCCCAAAATTCAGGCCATAAGGGCTCATCTGACGGCATAATCGCTGGAAACTCTACAACTTCCCACTGGTCGGACATCACATCGTTGCCCTGCGCGGCCAGTAATCTGCCTGTCAAGTCTTTTTTACCCCACCTAGTCATAACAATTATGATCGATCCACCAGGCTGAAGACGCT